GTCACAATGGCAATTTAGCACGAGTAGTTTTCTTCAAAAAATTTAATTCGGTCGCATCATTTTTAAGTTTCTCTTTCAATGGTTTAGAAACTAATTTAGATATAGTATCAATTTCAATGTTATTTTCTTCACAATATGTGACGATTGCATCAATATAATTGATTTTAGATTCTTTAACAATATGTTCTATGTCCTGAGCAAACTTTTGAGGACATAGAAATTTGTTATTTAATTCTTCCTTGAGTTTATCATTCATACTGCTGAAGTTTATCTCTAACAAATTCTCTAATATATTCGGTGAGTAACTTAATGTACTTTCCTTTGTCGTATTCTTCATAAATTTCGCATTCTCCATTTTCACAAGCCATAATGATTACAAATTTCTTTACCATTATACCAGTAAGTTCATATAACATACAAGCATAAGCAGCACATTGAACGAAATAGTGTTCAATCCAATCTTTTGGTTTTGGTTTTTTCGAGGTCTTAAAGTCAATAACTGCTAATTCCCCATCGTATTCTGCAATACAATCAACCGTTCCCGCAACACCTAAAACCTTACTATACAAAGAATTTTCAAGTGCGTGAATATTATTTATCTTATTTAAATAAGGTTTCGCAATTCCAAATAACATTTGTGAAATTGGAAGAACGTCAGAGGGCAAACTCTCATTCTTCAAATACATTTCGGAAAGAGTATGCATATCAGTTCCACGACTAGTTGCTTGCTTTGTGATTTTATTTGCGGTTTCTTCTCCTACTTTGTTTCTCCAATCAGCAAAGAACTGACGGTTCTTATGACTGGTCACAGATGTAATTGAAGCAAAACGAAGCAATTCACCATTATCAGGAATTTTATAATAACGAACTCCATCAATAGTCTCCCTCTCAAGTTGAGGAAGTTCAATATCAATGAAATTAAACATCACAATCCAAGTTCCAATTTTGCAGTGATATACTCTTTTACAAGTCCAGAACGAACAATATCATCAATACCAAATTCAACTAAGTCAAATGAATCCATCTTTCTTAAAATATTCATAAAGTCAACAATACCATTTTTTTCATTTGACTTTACTAAATCAGTTTGAGTTGCATCTCCACAGAAACAAATTCTACTATTTTCACCAACACGAGTGATGATGGAATCCAATTCGTGAAAATTAAGATTTTGATATTCATCAACAATGATAATTGAATTATCAAGTGTTGTACCACGAATAAAAGATGTACTCCAGAACTTTACAGTTTCCTGAGATTTGAGATTACCATAAAGCATCTCGAAATCAGCATCACTTGGCATCTGGAACATATACTTTACCATATTCTTATAAGGAATTTGATAAAGAGCAGACTTATCATCGTGGTCTCCTGGAAGAAAACCAATTTCACGAGTTGCTACAAGAGAACGAACAACATAAATTTGTTCGTATGGTGTTGTCTCGTCTAATACATCTCTAAGTGCATTATAAAGAGTAATAAACGTTTTACCTGTGCCAGCAGCACCATAGGCAACTAAATGCTTACCTTCTTCATATGCTGCAAAAAGTTTCTTTTGATTTTCTGTAAGGGGTTCAACATCAACCAAATAGTCAGCACTAATTGGTTTTCTTTTTTTCATTTGTTTTGCAGTCATCCCAATACCAATTGGATGATTGTCATTGCTTCTTCTTTTTCTTGCCATAGTTAAATTGGTTTTACATTTGCACCTGGAACTTTCGAAACCTTGTGAAGGACATCATTCCATCCAGGGTTTCTTCTAACGTGTCTACTTAATAAATCACCAACTTCTCCTGGTGAGGCACAACCCTGAGACCAATCTCTCTGCCATTCAGGGTTGTCTTTATACCACTGCATAATATCATTGACACTCATTTCAATAACTTTCGTTTCACCTGTTTCTTTATGAATAATGGGATATATTGCCATAAATTTTAATAATGTGTATGGTTATTTAGATTAAGGACTCAAACGTGCTTTATGAAGACGCTTCTCTTCATAGTAACTAAAAATCTCAGGAACCCATTCTTTAATGATAGGGACCATTGCCTCACAAAGTGCCTGAATTTCTACCTGTGCGTCCAACTTTGCACGAAGATCGAGAAAGTGTAGCACAGCACGAAGAGAGAATGAGACTACAAAGTTCTGACGAATATTTTGAGGAAGATAATCACGAAGATGTTCTTCTGCCATACCACGATTCTCATAACCCTCTGCATATCTCTCAGATGCCGACAGACAGAACTTTAACTGCCTTTCGTAATCTTCCATAGTCCATTCATACTTATGTGCCTTGCGGTCTAAATAAAGACCAGGAGGACGCACATAATAAACTTCCTGGGGTTTCAGTTCACCCTTGGCAACTTTTAGAACACGACGACCAGTATAACGTTGAGATTGAACATCAAAACTTACACCAACCCGATGAGTTCGTGCCTGAACCATTACATTATGAACAAATCCAACGCAGTCCAAAGTAATCGCAGGATGCTCCAATGGACCCCAGTGCCCACGTTCATTTGCAAGTAGTTGCTCAATAACCCATTTACCACACTCTTTTTCATTTGGTGGACACTTAGTATGAATAGGTTCTTCTGAGTAATCATTTTTACCTCCTTGCCAAACAAGAGTCTGTGGAAGTTGTGTTTGATTGAGCATCACAACTTTCATTTCTTTATCCAATTCAAGAAGGTCTTTTGCTTTAATTGGTTTCATTTCTTTCCAAATCCTTTTGATGTGAGTTTTTCCAATTCTACAAGTTCATTTTCCACAACTTTTAATTGTGATTTCATTTCCTTCAGTTGTTTGTCTGAATACAAATGTTCCTGTTTTATTAATCTTTTAAGTAGTTTAACTAATTGCCTCGATCTGCTAGTCATCATTATCCTCAAATACTTCATCGTAATCAATAATTTCTTGATTACTTTCTACTTTATTTGCTTGAACGTTTGAATAAATTTCTACTTTTAAAGAATCCAAAAGCAGTTCCATATTCCGTATAATCAGTTTAACTTTTTCTCTATCCATATAATAAAATTTTCTCCCTTTATTTTAGCATAAAAAAAGGAGGGAATCAATCCCTCCTGTTAAATCAACGCATTGCCATTGCTAGTTTTGCTTGATGTTTACGTTGTTCTTTTTCTTTTTGTTGCTTGATTAAAACTAATTGCCAGTTGTTTTTAGTTTTCACTTTTTCTCAACCTCCTTTACATACTTTACCCCACGATATTGTGCATTATATTGTTGAGGTTGTTGTTGATCTTGTTTTTGGTTACGTAATTCGGTGTCATAAGGGACACCACGATATACCACTTGTGACATTAGGTTTTCTCCTTAGTTGTTTAAATTAAAGAGCGTTCCTTCAGTCGGCGTTTGCGGGATTGAAATAATCCTGAACGATCCGTTCCGCGTCGGCTTACTTCCGTCTGTATTTGCAATGTGCAAATAGCAAATGAACGTCAGATTATTTAGTTAATTATTTTTGTAACATTTAATACCATTATTTTCTCTTTTTCGTTTCTTTTGGAACAAAACCATAAACTTTTGGATTTACTTTTCCATCAGTCCATTTAATTTCTTTAATTGCACCTTTACCATATTCATCATAATAATTATCAAAAATTTCCACCTTACCCCCTGCTTGCACTATATCATACTTCTCTTTATCTTTTACAAGATAAGTTACAAGATAAGAGTTGATAGGAAGACTTCCATCTTTTGCATCAATTGGATCGCAATCTTTTTTCAAAATATTCATAATTATTTTCCTTGTAATTAGGACCTTCCACCCCATTGAATATCAGGATATGCTTCAGAAACAATATCCTTATTAATTTTATATTTACTTTCAAGTTTTTTGTCTTTTACAAGACAAACAATTTCTGCTTCCAGAGGATGAAGTCCTTCAAGCATATTAATAAACATCATTTCTCTACGAATAGAACTTAAACTATCGTTACCACCTCGGACAAAATTATAAAGCATCGTAAATTCTTTACGAAGAGTTGTTTTACCACTTCTATCTTGAATTGTTCCCATCGACGTAGTGGAGTAGTGTTCCATAGTTTCAATTTCCTGTTTTACTCTATCGGAAAGATTTCCACTTACTTTAAAATCTTCCTTAAGATTAGAGTAAGGAATATCACCTTCTGGTAAAACAGATACTACGGTTTCATCAAAATTCCAAATAAAAATTGCTTTTAATGAATCGTGTTCGTATGTTTTGAGTACTTCTACTTTCTTTGCTT